GTCGGCAGTGTTATCAATTCGCTCACTTTCTAGATTGATTCGTCTATCAGCTTCTTCAGCTTTACGCTGCAAATCGGCTTCTTTGATATCAAGCTCACGGTCACGCAGATTGACCAATGGGTCATCCTGCTGTGGCGGTGCAAGATCTTCGGCTAGATCTTCCATGATCTGCGTTGTGATCTGGGCAACCTTGTCCTCCATGATCACCTGCATTTGCTGCTGCATCTGCTGCATTTGCATTTGAGACTGCTGCATCATCATTGGGTCCATCTGACCTTGTTGTTGCATCTGCTGCATTTGCTGCTGCATCTGTTGAATCTCAGGGTCTTGTTCAGCCATTTCACGCGCCTTGAAATCAACGTGCTGATAGATGTGCGCCTGAATCATACCAGCTACAGGGCTTTGCCCAGGCGGCATCGCAGAAACGATGGGAGACTTCAATAACGTCAAATGCGCCTGTATGTGGGCGTCGTGATCCTGATCAGGAAAAGCTTGTGCTGGCTGGCCCTGCAAGAACCCAGCGTTCTCCATGGCTGGAGACATAGGCTGTGGTTGAGGCGGTGGGGGCAATAACTGCTCAATCTGCTGCACACCCATCGCTTCGTACATGCGGCGATACGCCTCGTGCATTCCCTGAGGCCCATGTATCTGTGGGTTCGACTGAACCATTTGCATCATCTCTTGAGCAAGCATGACACGCTGACTCATGGAGAAAATGTTGGGGTCAGAGACAGGAATGATGTCGATTCGATCATCAAAGTCCTGCGCCATCAACTGCTGCTGGCCACTAGCGATCTGGTATGGATATGCCTTGATCGGTGAGTCTTTGATTACTCGTGCAAGAATATTGAACTCAACTCGCTGGCTGTAGTGCATGCGCTTGTGTATTGAACTCATTACACGACTGCCGCGCTCAAGCAGCGCAATCGTAGTACCGACAGGCGCCTCTTGGTTGCCATCACCTACCTGCATATCGCCAACAGAAGCAAATCTACGACCCGCTTCAACCAACATGCCCAACAACTGCAAAAGTGTTCCGCTTGGTTCTTTGAACGGCAAAGGCATCAATGCATCGCGCAGTGACCCGCCAGGTGCATCCATGTCTCTGAACTCACCAGGTTGCAACGGCACATCGTTATCTCGGATACGAATGCCACGAGCCTTGAATCCTGCAGGCAGGTTGGCCAGCGTACCGGCATCGATCAACTGACGCAGAATGGAAGTGGCTGCTTGAGATAAGCCACCAATCATATGGGTCAGACCAAAACCATAAAAACCAACGCCTGGCAGAAACTTGTAATGCACAAAGTAGTCAATGCGACGGCGCATAACGTCCGCTTGGACATAGTTCCTGCGAATAGATAAAACAGTGTTCTGTTTCGGTAGTAACGTGACGATGTACGGTAGTTTGATTCCTGTCTCTTCGCCATTGCCATCCACATCCTCAAAGCCTGGAATATCAAGTTCTACATGAACCTCAAGTAGCTCAGCCTCGTAGTCACTAGAACCACCTGAAGGCTTGATGCCCTGAAGCTCATCAATCTCATCCTCAATATCATCTGAGTAAGAAGCATCGTCATAATCGCCAGAACTCTTTGTCTTGCGATAAAAACCTGTCTGCTGCAGCTTGCGAACTTCGTTCATCGACATGCCAATTACATGCGTGATACGAACCGCATCATCAAGACTGGTGGTGCCGTAAGGCACAATTAGTTTTTCAGATGGGATAAAGCGCGATACAGGGCGGCCCAATGATTGGTCAAAATGAACCTTACGGAACGCGCTGCCAGACAAGGGCAAATAGAAAAGCAGTTGGTCAGTCTCAGGATCGTACTCTTTCATCTCCTGAGTGATCAGGTAATTCATGTACTCCTGCACACGAGCAGCCTGCAAATCAGTCTGCGGCGTACCCATACCCATAACCATGGTCTTAACAGGGCCGCCAGAGGGCAGCATTTCCTTGTAGGCTTGCGCTTGGAACTGGGTGACAGATTCGGCTAGAAGCGGGTGAACTACGCCAGAAGCGCCGTCAAACGGCTCTGTGCGGTCTTCAAACTTCATACCCAAGAACTTGAGTCCTTCGGTGTACTGATCAATCCACTCTTTACGAGAAGATCGGTCATCATCAATGTCGCTCATCAGGTCAGAATAAATTCGACCAAGGTCGGCACTTTCCATTGTTTCTGCGAGGTTGGCATCAAACGCCATGGGCATGTCACCCATAAGCTCTTGTTCACCAAAGACCATCGTGCCGTCATCCATGATCATGGCATCTTCATCGTCCATGCCATCAAGGATCAATTCATCTTCAGTGACCGCACCAACCTGAATCTCTTTCGAGTTGTCTTCGATATCAAGCTCGTTAATATCTACGTCATCTACACCGCGCTCTATAGCCATGGCTTACTCTTTGTCTGCGTACAGATTATCGAAGATACGGTTCACATCTAGCGTGTAATCCAAATCCGACTTGCTGTAATGAATATGCTGAGACGGCTTAAAATCAGGTGCCCCCTCGCCAGTCTCAAACCATGCCGGATGCGTCACGCGCACTCGGTTGTTTGGCAAAGCTACTATATTCCCAGTCCACTCGCCAGCATCAAGTAACTCCATCACATGCGATTGTTTGTGCTGTGCAGGATCATCAGCGATCTCATTCTCAGCATAATCAACCGTGAACAAGTACTTCGCGGGATACATTTCACCGCCAATCTTCGCCATCCAAGGGCAAGGTGTAGCACGATCTAGAACGTATACAGAATGAGTGTGAGAAGAACAGTCCCAAGGCTGGGCATCATGTACCGCCATAGGCTCTGGCCATTCCTCAAACGGCGTATCCGCAACCAAAGCAGTGATCGGCATTCTTGCCCACATGGCTCCACCATGGACATTAGGTTCATCCTCATCATCGTCAGTTTCACACCCAGTGAAAATGACCTGAAAACTGAGGCATCTCGTAGGCATAGTAGTCACGGCAATAACCATCGCGTGCAAAAACTCGCCATGGTATTTCTCGTGATTGTGTGTGTATTCCCGTCTCACCCAGCACTTGAAGTGCGGGATGTTGCTTTGCAGATATGGCAAACTATGTTAGCCCCACTTGGTTTCCCACTTGGTGACCATTCCTCCTTTTGATTTTTCTAGCGGGGTGCCAGATGGCTTAATCCCCTTCTTCTCCATCTCAGCGCGACCAACACGCTTCATCAACTCGTAGCCTCCTGCGGCACCGGCACCTGTAGCAGCGGCTCCTGCAGCAACACGGTTGCGAGTCTTCTTCGCTGCAGTCGCAGCACGCTCACGATCAGCAATCGACGGGCCTTTCTGATCCCGCATGTACTTCGGCGTGGGCTGGTTCTTAGATGCCTCTTGCGCTTTCTTAACGGCAGTCTTGCCATACTTCTTGATCGCAGCCTCAACGCCTTTCTTGGCGATGAGGGCTATGATCGGAAATAACGGAGCAGCCACTATCGAAGAGCCTTACCGTAACCGCGCTTAGCTGCGCCTACCCCTCTGGGTTTGGACTGCTTACGCACAGAGCCACCTTTGGCATAACCTTTTTTCATCATACCGCCACTAGATCTCTTCACGACTCTAGAAACTTTTCTAGGGTCATTAGTTTTAATGTCGGTATTGAACTCACCCTCATCTCTAAAGGTGAAAGTAGACTTGCCTGCATTTCTTGCTCTGCTAAAAGCTTTTTCAAAAGCAGCATCTCTTTCAGCTTTAGCGTCTGCTTTCTTTTGGGCATTGGTCTTGCTAGGCCTTCTTCCGGTCCTAGCCTCCTTGCGATCAGCTTGAGAGCCTTCCTTTCCTTTTGGAAGCTTGTCTAGGTTGCTAAGGGTAACCCCTGCAGCTAACCCTTTAGCGGCTCCAGACAACTGATCTCTTTTGCCTTGAATCTTAATTACCGCCGGCCCCATTAAATGAGTCGTTGTCTTGCCATCTTTAGACTGAATGCGGCCTCGAGATTGTTCGCCAGTTTTTGTTTTAGCGTCCTTAAAATTAGTTCCAGTTGAACTTTTAACTTTATCTACAGCTTTCTCGCCAAACTTTTTGATGGCCTTCTTAACGCCTTCTTTGGCAATAAAGGCGGCTATTACCGCAGGAATCGCCATTAGCGGCCAGCCTTCCCGAACCCGCGAAGAGCAGCACCTACGCCGCGTGGCTTCGTAGGCTTGCGTGAAGTCGCTCCACCCTTGGCCATACCCTTCTTCTTGACAGCACCGCCTTTGGCATATCCTTTGGACTTCATCATGCCGCCAGCTTTCTTCTTGGCAACACCTCGACCCTTCAGGATGTCCGCCTGCGTGACCTTGCCGTCACCCGTCAGGTCAGGGAAGCCGCCATTCTTCATGCCCATAGCCCTACGGCCACCGCGAGCACCACCCTTGGATGCCATCTTGGATTTCATCATGCCACCCATGGCTTTTTTCTTAGGACGAGACTTACCAGGTAAGAAGTCAATCGCGCCACGAGCGCCACCAAACTTGCCGTCTTTGCCCAAAAGAACACGACGCAGAAGACCTACTTTCTTAGGTGCTTTAGTGCTGGAAGACGTGGTGGTGCCCTTCTTGGCCGTAGCTGCAGTAGGACGTTTATCGGTAGAG